AAAACTAGAGGTTTTGGTTATCAAGTATTAGGCTTTGGAGCTGGAGGAGGACTAGCTGGTTTAGAAGCAAATTATTTAGTAGTCGCTGGCGGTGGCGGCGGTGGACTAGCTTATGCCGGAGGAGGAGGCGCAGGCGGAATGAGAGTTTCTTTCGATACTCCTATCGCTGGTGATCCTTTAAGACTAGGAAACGATACATATACAATCACTATTGGAGGTGGAGGCACAGGTGGAAAACCTGGAAGTAATGGATCAAATAGTTCAATAGCAGGACCAAGTATAGATACATTCGCAGCTTCTGGTGGAGGTGTAGGAATGAGTAATTATTCTGGTATTTCTCCTGCCTCACCAGGTGGATCTGGAGGAGGTGGTTGGTCAGACGGAACATCAACTGTAGCTGCAGGTAACATTGGTGGATATACTCCAGCAGAAGGTTTCCCAGGAGGAGGCACACCAAGAGGAGGCGGTGGAGGAGCTTCACAATCTACACCTGCAACTTCAGTATATGCTGGCGGAGATGGACATCAATCTTCTATTAGTGGAACAGCCACTTATTATGCTGGTGGTGGAGGAGGAACTCAACCTGCACCCGATACTTCACATGGTGAAGGTTCTGGGACAAACAGAGGTGGTGGTGGCCAGGCATCAGCTGGTAATGGAGATGCTGGAATTATAATTATTAGAGCTCCAGGAGATGCTAATTTAACAGTTTCACCTGGAACAAATACATTAACAACAGATGGACCTACAGGAGAAAAAATTGCAACTTTTACGGTTTCAGGAACTTTAGTGGTGGCGGACGCATAATGGCAACTTTTGCAAAATTAGACGAAAACAATGTAGTGACACAAGTAGTTAAAATTGGTAATGATGTGTCAACTGCTAACGGTCCACTAGGTGAAAATGATATGCACGTTGACGGAGAAACTTATTGTCAAAATCTATTTGGTGGAACATGGAAACAATCATCTTTTGGTAATGCTTTTAGAAAACAAGCAGCAGGTATTGGATATACTTATGATAGCACTAATGATATATTTATTGAAGCTCAACCATATGAAAGTTGGTCATTAGATGAAAACTTTGATTGGCAAGCACCTGTAACAGATCCTAATACTATGGATGTTGGAGATATAACTCTTATAGTATGTTTTTGGGATGAAGAAAATCAAAGATGGAGAGGTAAAGAAACATTTGAAAGTGAACAATTTTATAATTGGAATTCTGAAACATTAACATGGAGTGAAGATATTTAAATTTTTACAATAAGAAAGACACAATTTGATTTTAAGAACACAATATTTTTGGTTTTCATCGGCACTATCTAGTAAAGATTGTGATAATATTATACAATTTTCTAAGAAAAAATCTTTTAAAAAGGCTTCAATATATAATAATGGAAACATTAATAAAACTAGAAAAGATTTAAAATTTAGAAAAACAGACATAACTTGGTTAGATTTAAAACCTTTGTATGATCTAATTACCCCTTATGTGCAAGAAGCAAACATAAAATCAGGTTGGAATTTTAATATTAATGGTGTTGAAAAAATACAATTAGCTAAATACAAAAAAGGTGCTTTTTTTGATTGGCATCCTGATCAAATGGAAGAGCCTTTTAATGATCCAACTGAAAAAAGAACTTTTGGTAAAATAAGAAAATTATCTGTAAGTATAAATTTATCGAATCCAAAAGATTATACTGGTGGTGATTTTAAAATGTTATTCCCTAGTAAAGATCCTAAAAAATTAAAAGAAGAAAATCTTAAACAAATAAAACCAAGAGGCTCTATTGTAATTTTTCCATCATTTGTTAAACATTGCGTTACAAAAATAAAAAAAGGAACTAGGTATTCTTTAGTTCTTTGGTATTTAGGAGAAAGGTTTAAATGAATAAAAATTTTTATTTTTTATCAAGTCTACCAAGAGCAGGTAATACTTTACTAGCATCATTATTAAATGATTATACAAAAATATCTTTAACACCTAATTCATTATTGCCTGATGTATTATTAAGTTTATATCATATTAAGCATTCAGAAATTTATAATAATTTCCCAGATGAAAAATCATTTAATAATATTTATCAAAATATTTTTAATAATTATTATAGTCATTGGAAAAATAATTATATTATAGATAGAGCTCCGTGGGGAACAGAAGCTAATTTAATTTTATTAAAAGAAATTTATAAAAAACCTAAATTTATAATTTTATATAGACCAGTGGAAGAATGTTTAGCATCATTAGTTAAAGCCATGAAACCATATGATTTAGATTCTTTTTGTGCAAAAATGCTAAACCACGATGGTTTAATAGGAAAAAGTTTATTATCAATAAATAATTTAATTAGTTCTAAGAAAAAATGTTTGGTTATCAAATACAATGATTTAGTTTCAAACCCTGTTAAACAGATAGAGAAAATACATAAACATATAAATATACCTTTTGAAAAATTTAAAATTAAAAAAATAAATCAGTTGTCTATAAATGATGTAAGTTATGATGATAGCGTTTATCATTTTACTCTTCATAATATTAGAGTTAAAAATATCTCTAAGGATAAATATAAGATAAGTGATTATTTGACTAAAGATATAATAAAGAAATGCAAATCACTAAATGTTAAATTCTAAATTATTTACTCTTTGGCCAGTTCCAATTTATAAAAGTGAAATACCTTTAAATACAAAATGGCTAAATTTTATTAAAAAAATAAAATATAATAGAGTTTATGCTAACAATGGTTGGATGTCAGATAAGTTTAATTTATTAGAAACAAAACAATTAAAAACTCTTAAAAAACAAATTATAAAACATTTACATAATTATACCTATGAACATTTAGGAATAAAAACTAAATTTAAAATCACTGTTTCTTGGGCTATGAAACATACAGAAGGTGATTTTGCACAAACTCATAAACATACTAACAGTGTTTTTTCAGGGATTTATTATTTACAAACTAAAAAAGATTGTGGAGATATATTCTTTCATAATAAAAATAATTTAGTTAATATGTTTTCTTTATCTTTTAGAAAAGATAATTTTATAAATGTAAATAAATGTTTATTTAATTTAAAAGATGGAGTGTTATTATTATTTCCATCAGATGTTTATCACGGCACTGAAAGAATGAAAGTTAAAAACTTTGAAAGAATATGTTTATCTTTTAATGTTTTCATAAAAGATAACATCGGTATAAACGAATCTTTATTGGAATTAAAATGAATTTTAAATATTGTTTATGGGGACCTTTAGTTTTTTCTGTTCACTTGGAAAAAAGAGATTTAACCAAAGTTAAAAAACTATGTAAAAAAGACAAAACAAAAGATGCAAGATCAATTCTTGCTGCAAGTATTAGTGATGAATTTTTCATAGATAAAAATAAATATGTTAAAATATTAGAACCATATTTAAATAAATACGCAGAAAAATATCAATGGTGGTATAAAAGAAATATTTCACAAATAAAAATAGAAAGCTCTTGGGTAAATTATATGAAAAATGGAGAATACAATCCTCCTCATTGCCATTCCAATTGTCAATTATCAAGTGTTCTATATATTCAGGTGCCTAAAATTTTAAAAAAAGAACATTCAAAATATGTAGGAACTATTAAAGATGGTGGGCCAGGTTCTATAAGTTTTATGCATGGAGAATCAAAAAGATTTTCATTAAATAATTATACATTTTTTCCAGAAGAGGGTTATTTATTTATTTTCCCACACGATCTTTTTCATTATGTTACACCTTTTAAAAGTAAGTGTGAAAGAATATCCATAGCAGCAAATTTTACTATAAAATGAATATGTTTAGTAAAAATAATTATCAAGTCATTAGAAATTTAATAGATGAAAACCAAGCATCTTTATTATATGATTATCTATCTAATAAATATACTTTAAGAAAAGTTTTATTAGAAGAAAAGTTAATAGAACCTAAAAATGATTTTTTTGGTTGGATAGGAGATCATCAAGTCCCCATTTCATATTGTACTTATGGTGATTTACTATTCGACACTTTAATGGTTCGTTTTAAAGATAAGTTAGAAAAAATAACAAAACAAAAATTATTACCTCAAAATTCTTATGCAAGAATATATGGAACAGGAGCAAGTTTAAAAAAACATAAAGATAGACCTAACTGTAAGTTATCTGTTACCTTAAATTTAGGCGGAGATCCTTATCCAATATATTTTCTAATAAAGAGAAAAGAGGTCAAAGTAAATCTAAAACCAGGAGATGGTATTGTATATAAAGGAGATAAATTAATTCATTGGAGAGAAAAATTTAAAGGCTCTTTATGTGGTCAAGTTTTTTTACATTATAATTATAGCAAAGAAAAAATTATTTATGATGGCAGAAGATTTATTGGAATGTTAAAAAATAAAATGATAAAATAATAAGTGTTTAAAAGTAATAGAAAGTGTTCTTCGTGCTCTGCGTGTTGTGAGGGATGGGTGCATGGGGATGCACATGGACATCACTTTTTTCCAGGAAGACCTTGTCATTTTATGAAACAAACTCTTAAAGGATGTTGTAGTATATATAAAGATCGTCCTCACGACCCCTGTAAACTTTTTAAATGTGGTTGGTTACAAGACCCACACCTCTTCCCTGAATGGTTAAAACCAGAATTATCTAAGGTTATAATTGTAAAAGAATCTAAAGAAGGACATGATTATTATGTATTTAAAAATGCTGGGCGAGAATTATCACCCAAATTGTTAGAGTGGATTATAATGTTTTCTTTAAATAACAAAAAAAATATTGTCTATTACATAGAGGGGCATCTAAGAAAACTAGGAAATGTAGCTTTCTGCAAACTAGATATCCATTGATATTAATTTTAGATTGAAATATACTACTTTTAATAATTAAAAAACTCGATATAGTGTGTTATTATGCTACAAAAGATAGGATTTTTACCAGGTTTCAATAAACAACTTACCCCTACAGGAGCCGAAGCTATGTGGACGGGGGGAGAAAACGTTCGTTTTAGATATGGTACACCTGAAAAAGTAGGTGGATGGTCTTCCCTTGGAGATAAAAAATTAACTGGTCCTACACGAGCCATTCATCAAATGGTTAATAAAGATGGTATTAAATACTCTATCTTAGGCACTAATAGAATTTTATATGTTTATTCTGGAGGAGTTTATTATGATATCCATCCTTTAGTTAATCCATCAGGCACAGCAATTACAAATGCATTCAGTACTACTAATGGTGATGCAACCGTTACTTTAACTTTTCCATCAGCACACAACTTTGTAACCGGAGACATTATTTTATTTGGAGATTCTTCTACATTTAGTTCTATTACTAATTCAAATTTTGGAGCATCTGATTTTTGTGATAAAAAATTTATGGTTACTTCTGTACCCACTACCTCTACACTTACAATTGAAGCAGAATCTACAGAATCAGGATCGGGCGCAAGCGAATCAGGAGGAATAACTTATTATAAATATTACCACGTAGGTGCAGCTGAACAGGTTGGAGTTTATGGATGGGGTATATCTCAGTTTGGTGGTACAGTAACTAATCCTCAAACTAATACTTTAGATGGAGCTTTAGGTGACAATGTTTATGGAACTGGAGGATCAGGAACTAGTATTGTTTTAGATTCTGTCACAGGGTTTCCAACAACAGGAACAAATTATATTCAAGTTGGCACA